TATTGGCGCAATGGCAGACCCGTCAACAAAGATTGATTGGTCGCTCGGGTGGAGGGGGACTGACACAGTCTACCACAAACAAACGGTGTATGCGGCGGCCGTCCACAACACTGTTTTGACCCCCGCCGAAGTTGTGCAACTGCACGGCCATTGGAGATCACAATATGTATGACGAATTGATACCGTCCCCTGAATACAACGTCTACGGCCTGATAATCCGCTGGCCGGAAACAGTTACGCCGCCTGAGTGGCTGACGCAATCGGCTGATGGATGTTGCGAGCTTTCGCCCGAAAACGGTATGAGGCGGTTCCAGCGTTACAAGCTGAATGCGGGACAGATCAATGAATTGGCCGACGCCAGAGCGGGCGGGGTGAATTGGCAGGCTGTTGAGGCATAATGCCGCAATGACGGCACTTGGTAGCGGGTATCAGTTGACGACGGTGGACTTGAGTGAGTTTGAGAATTACGGAGATTAGGAAATGGAATTGACGAATGGTCTTATCGTTGCATTGTTTTCTACGATACTTAGCGTGTTAGTGCTTGCATCGACATATACAATAAGGAAGATTCAAAAACACGATGTAGAGTTGGCGGAGTTGAAAAGAGACCTGGTCGCAATCCAGCAGAATTGCGGCAGGCATCAGGAATGGCAGACAGAACAGGCGCAGACTCTTATAAGCGTACATACTGCTGTTGTGAAGATCGCCGCAAAGATGGACATTAACATTTAACGCCCATAGGGCAAGGAAGGGCAGGAAAATGAAACGAGTAACCTTGATAATGTTGGTGATGGGAATGGCAGGGCTGTTGACTCTGCCCATTGTGTCAGGCTGTGGAATGTCGAGAGAAGATGCCGTTCGGTATGCGGAGGAGGGCGAAGCTGCTATCGCTCAAATAACCCAGACTGTAGAGCGGCTGAAAGAACAGAAGGAAAGCATTGATAAAGAGATAGCCACGCTCCCCGAAGGCGATTATAAAGAATCTTTACAGAAGTATTCCACAGAACTTGATAAGGCGATTGAGCAAGGCGAATCATACTTGAGTGTAGCATACAAGGAGGTGGCTCTACTGCGGCAGAGAATTGCAGCGGCGACAGATGACCTTGGAGCAATAGAGGCCGCAGGGCAGACAATTACGACATTCTTACCACCGCCCTGGGGCACTGTCGCCAGCGTAGGCTTGGGGTTGGTCATAGGTCTTATACGAAGCAATCGCCTAAAGACCACTGCCAAGCGAGTTATTGCTACCATTGACCCGCACGTATCTATTCCAGACGGCCCTGAGAAGAACAAGGTGGTATTGGAGCAGGGCTATGCCGGCAACAAGCTGGTGGATCAGGCACAAGGCAAGGTAGCGGACTGGCTGCCGTTCTAAGGATATACTCGCATGAGAACAACAGCGGAAAAAGTGAAGGGCGTTATTGAAGTTGAGGATGAGGATGTTGTCCTGACGCCCTTTATTGAGGCGGCGAATAGTCTGGTTACTGAGTTATGCGCTCCCGCCGGGTATTCTGCTGATAGGCTGGAGATCATAGAGACATGGCTAGCCGCTCATTTCTATGCCATACGAGCGCCTAGAATCGCCAGCGAGAACGCAGGCGTAGCAATATCGTATCAAGGCAACGTAGGCATGCATTTAGAGGTCACTGTGTACGGACAGCAAGTGATGGTTCTTGATACCGCGGGAGTCTTTGCAAAACTTCAAAAGCAGACCACTAAGACTGGGAAGGCGAGAATCAAGTGGCTGGGTTAAGCATATACGAGAAACGAATCCTCAAGCAGTATGCCATCTACTGGCCGCCTGATGCTGATAGTTTTGATGCGTTCGGACGTCCTCAAAGTGCCACTCCCTCTTTGATACAAGTAAGATGGGAGGACACAAATGAGGAGTTCATAGACAGCATGGGTACGCGACGAGTGTCCTCGGCAAAGGTGCTTGTGGGCAAGGATGTTGCTGTGGGAGGTCGTATGCAGTTGATATCTCCCGTCATAGATCCTTTGCCTGATTTGCCCGATTTGCCCGATGCTGATGCAATGGGAGGTCATATGCAGTTGACAGCTCCCGACACAGATCCTTTGCCCGATTCGCCCGATGCTGCTGCAATGGAGATTCTCAAGGTGTCCAAAGTCCCTAGTCGCAATGGGCGACGTGTCATGAGGACGGTGTTCTTGTAATGTCTGCCGTGCTTCATATCAAAGGCGTGAAGGCTGCTGTCAAGGCTTTAGAGCAACAGGCTAAGGTTCGACAGCAACGCCTTCACGCCGGCCTTAAGAAGGGCGGCTTGTTCCTGCAGCGAGAATCCCAAAAGATAGTCCCAGTCCAGTACGGTATCTTGCGCGCGTCTGCGTTCACGCGCGCAGAAGGCGAGGGGAAGGACTTCTTTGTTAGAGTCGGATATACGGCTCAATATGCTATTTTCGTACATGAGAATTTGGACTCCCATCATGAGGTCGGACAGGCCAAGTTCTTAGAGGCTCCTGCACGAGAAAAGACGTCCCAGTTGATAGCCATAATAAGAGCGGAGGCTTCCAAATGATTGCTCCTTCGTTAGTCTTGAAAGAGATCCTGATTGATGAGGGTGTTTTTGCAGAACATACTGGTAGCTGGCCTTTGTTCGTCTCCTCACTGCCTGACATGGATAATGCAGGAGTATTGTACGACACGGCAGGAACGGCTGTAAACAGGGACTTGACTACGGGCGAGTATGCTTTCGCTCACGGATTCCAGCTAAAAGTGCAAGCTGGTGATTATAGTGAGGGATACTCTAAGGCTTGTACAGCTTTACAGTATCTGGAAAGTGTTAAATGGAAAGAGGTGGTCATAGATAAAGAGACTATCTTAATCAATAGTGTAACTCTTACCAGTCCTATACTGTTTATAGGACATTCGCAGGATAAGAGAAGGTTGAATATGTTCACCCTTAACGGACTTGTGCGTTTTCTTTAGAAGGAGAATCAAATGCACGGACATGGAACGATTTTAAGTGGAGCGACAACAGGAGTCATTGGGTCGATACGTTCGATGGACAGAGGTGGTCTGGAACGTGATGATATTGAAACCTCAACAATGGACAGCATCGACAAATGGCGCACGTTCATCCCCGGTATGAAGAATGCCGGCGAACTGTCAATGGAGCTGCTGTATAAGAAGAAGAACGCGGAGAAGGTTCTTACTGCGTTTGAAGCCGATGCAGAGGACTGGACAATTACATACCCCTGCGGCAGCACCTTCGTATGCTCCGGCTACCTCAGAGCAGCAAGCGACGCCATCCCTTATGATGCTGAGATAACCCAATCCGTCACCTTGAAGCTATCGGGCAAGCCGACGTTCACGGCAGCGGGATCGTCTAGTTAAGGAGATGTCATGAAGATTCGCTTTTTGAAAACAGTAACTTCGCCTGCTTATTTGGCGGGCGTTGCTGGAGAGGTGAAACAATTGCTCCCTGAGCATATGCAGTTGCTTGTGGAAAGCGGGTATGCTGAGGAAGTAAGAAGTGAGCCTCTAGCAGAGGGTACGGTTGTTGCAGAAGGGCTGGCGATGCCGCTCAAGCGCAATCACGCTAAGAAGAGGACTCGTGCAACCGGTGCATGGGCGAAGTAACCAACTTGTTAAGGAAGGACAATTGAAATGGCGACTTTGACTAAGGAACAGATTCGGGACTTTAATGACCTCAAGAAACAAGAGGTTCAGGTCGAGGCATGGGGCAATGGGACTATCATAGTCCGAGAGCCCACCAGCAAAGAGCGGGACGACTACGAACAGGGTCTCCTTGTTGCGAAGCGTGTTGGGAAGTCTATGGAGGTTACTCCTAACTTCACCAACGCAAAAGCCAAACTGGTCGTGAAGTGTGCCATCAATGACGACGGCACCCGCATGTTCAAGGACTCGGATGCTGAGTGGCTGGGCGATAAGTCTGCAAATGCCATCGCTCAGATTGTCGAGGTGATTGAAAGGTTGGGTCGCATGTCTCAGAAAGACATAGACGAGTTAACCGAAAATTTCGAGACAGACCAGATAGACGATTCCAGTTCCGTCTAGCTGGTCATTTAGGGATGACAGTCGAGGAGATGCTTTCTCGGCTGTCATCCTCAGAGTATAGCGAGTGGAAGGCTTACTACAGCCTTGAGCCTTTCGGAGAATATAGGGCTGATTTAAGGACTGGAATGATGGCCGCACCGTTAATCAATCTGCTGTCATATAAGGGGAAGAAGGTGCGGCCTGGTGACTTTATTCTTGATGCTGATAACGAGCCTGTAAGCGATCCGGAAGCCATGAAACTAATATGTATGCAGATTGTAGCCAGATATGAGAAGGCAAACTCATGAGCACTATAGCACAGTTGGACGTGATACTGCGGGCGAATGCTCAAAGATTTTCCCCAGTAATGCAACAAAGCACCCAACAGATCCAGAGGATGGGGGATGTTACAGCCAAGGCTAATACAGCAATGGCTACATTTGGCAAGAAGGTGTTGGGTGCTGTATTCGTCGGCGGTGCTATAGCGGCTGGTCGTGCAGTCATGAATAACATAGATTCCGTCGCCAAGCTGTCAGACAGGATCGGGGCGGCAACTGAGAAAATAGTAGGCTTTAGACATGCTGCCGTCCTTGCTGGGTCGAGTGTGCAGCAAATGGATATGGGTTTGCAACGGCTGGGGCGGCGGTTGCAGGAAGCAAGGACACGAGGCGGAATGGTTGCGGACGTGTTCAAAGACATGGGTATAAATGCGGATGAACTTATTCGCATGCGCACGGATGAGGCTTTCATACGTATAGTCGAATCTATCAAGAATTTGCCCACTGTTGCCGAACGCATTGCAGCAAGCTATGAGGTGTTCGGACGCGCGGGCAATGCAATGTTGAACCTCATTATGAAGGGACGGGAAGGACTGGAGGATGCACAACGAGAGGCAGAGCGTTTGGGGATGACGTTCAATAGACTAGACGCCCGTAAAGTGGAGGAAGCCAATGATGCCATGTCGAGACTAAAAGGAGCAACAACAGGGCTGATACAGGCGATGGTCATACATCTTGCTCCAGCGCTTTCTGTACTTACAGACAAGGTGGCATTCTTAATCGGAAATCCTCTGTTTCGATGGTTCTTATTAGTCACCACATCAATATACGGACTAAAGTTTGCATTAAAGGGTCTGGTAGCAATCAAGGGGACATATGCAGGATTGCTAGGCTTGTTGTTCGTAAAGAAGAAAGCCGATGTTGTCTCCACTGCTTCGCAGGCATTCGCATACAAGGCTTTGACAGCAAGCATATACAG